ATGAGCGCGCCCGCCGAGAACGCAATACCGATCGTGCCCGCGATATTCCGCAACGACGACCAGAGACGATCTGCGGACCCCTGCGCGGCCCGCATCGGCACGTCGACCGTGCGCGTCGCCGCCTCGAGGTCAATCATCGCTTGCGGGGCTTGTTCGCCGAGTTTGCTGTAGTGCTGCAAGGCCTCGGCGAGCGCCCGATTCACTTTGCGCTGATCGGCTTCGACGAGCGCCGTCGCGCCGCCGATCTGCTGCACGGCCGTCACATATTCCTGCGCCCGCCGAATCTCGGGGCCACCGAGAAAGTCCCGCACGGCGGCATTGACGGCCCGCTGGCGCGGTTCGAGGTCCGCGCGCAGTTTGTCCGCCAAGTCGCGGACGTTCGCGCTGGCCGCCGACATGGCGCGCGTGAACTCGCCCGTGTCCGCCGAGAGGACCGCCCGCAGTGTGCCGACCGTTGCGCTAGCCACGTCGTCCTCGTTTCTTCGCGCGCCGCTGTCGCGTCCACCCGAACTGCGCGGCAATCACGTCCACGGCCGCCATCTGCTCAGCCGGCGTCTGTTGCCGGGTCGGCTCAATCAATGACCGCAACGTGGGCATGCGTCCCTCGTTCATGGTCTTCACGTAGATCCGGACGCCTTGATACGCCAGGATCGTGTCGCGCTCCCATTCCGATTGCCGCCGGGCGGCCATCGCCTCGAACTCCACCCAGAGCTCACTCAGCGTCGCCTCCCAGAAGTCGCGAGTCGTCAGGCCGCAGGCGCGGGCGTCGAGCCAGAGGCGTCGCCAGTCCCATCCGTCGCGGCCTGCCGAGGGCGGTCCTCACCGTCCTTCGGCGCCAGTTTCGCCGGTGGCATATTGGCTTTCAACATCTCGAGCAAGACTTCCTTGACGACGAGTATCCCGCCGGCATCGTCCATCAGGTCGCCCGCCTGGTCGATGTGTTTGATCTCTTTCGCGTGATACGGCTGCAAGACCGCGAACAAGAACTGTGTCGTCGCCTCGACGTCGAAATCGTCGAACGACCGCAGAATCTCGCCGTAGGTCTTCCCCGTCCGCTGCTGCAACGCGCGGATCGCGTTCGTCCGAGGGCGGAGCGTGTATTCCTTCTCGCCCACCATCAGCGCCGCTTCGCCGCGGTCTGGATTCGCCATGTCCTCACCTCAGGCCGATGACGCCCGGCCCATCCGGGCGCCATCCCCACAGTCGCACTTACGGCAAGCTCGCCGAGAAGTCCGCCACCGGCGTCACTTCGATCATCAGCGGGATGATGCCGTCCGCCCCCATCTCGCCGGGCTGATACTTCGTGATGACGCCCGTGAACGGAATCTCCGTCTCGGGGCTGCCGTCCGGCAGGACGAACTTCATGTTCTTTTCCAGCCGGTTGATCCACATGTAGCAGAGACCGCCCGCCGCGAATGAGCCCGTGCCCCCACCCGCGTTGCTCTGGCTCTCGTGCTTCGGGTAGTAGATGAGCTCCATCGCGAACGGCCCGCTGTCGCGCAGACCGGCCTTCTTCTCCCGGTGCGCGGACGGCGAGCGCAGATGCGTCTTGTCGATGACCGCCGTGGTCATCGCGCCCGGCGTGATCTTGCGCACGTAGGGCACCGCCTCGAACACTTCGGGGCTCGTGCCGTCGCCGATTTCCCACTGCACTCCGTAGCCGTGGATGGCCTCAGCGGCGTAATAGGTATCCGTCAGGTTTGCCATAACTCCGTCACTCCTCTCCTTCGTCCTGTCGTGCGTCGCTGCGGCCGCCGATTCGGCCTCACACTCCGTCGAACCACACGTCAAAGTCCTGACTCACGACCACTTGCCGCAAGTCGTCCGCGAAATACCCCTCACGACGGTCCAAGGGCAACACCCCTGACACCGTGACGGCCGGGCTGCCGAGCGCCCCGGTCCACCCGGCCAGCGCATCGCCGTCCCCGCCCCCGAATGCCGCATCCGCCACGGCGTTCGCGACCGCGAGCGGGTCAGTCCCGCTGGCTTCCCGGGCGAGCGCATCCACTTGCACGCGCGCCCGGACCCGTCGCGTGACCCCACGCAGCTGTCCCGCCCAGGGCTGCGCCACCAACGTCACGCGGATCGCCGGGAAGACCGGCGACTGCGGCAACTTCATCGGCCAGATGCGCGTCGACACGAGCGCCGTCACTGCCGACACTTGCGCGAGACGGGCGCAGACGACCTCGACCGCCGTCATCGCGTCGCCGCCTCCACTGCCGCCCACAACAGCCGCCCCACCGTCGCCAGCGCCGCGTCGCGTTCGTCCTCGTACCCGGGCCGGACGAACGGATGCGCCTGCGGGTGATGGACCCAGCCGTGCTCCCAGAACCAGCCGTAGAAGTACTCCTTCGTCGGCCCGATCGCGACCGCCGCCTCGTCATTCGCGAGCGCGATCCCCTCGACCTTGCGAATCGGCATGATGCCGATGTGATCCGCAATGTGCGGCGCATCAGGGCCACGCGGGGCCAGGGCGGCCATCCGGGCGCGCATCGGCTCGCCCGCCTCCAGTAACGCCGCCGTCTTGGTCTCCCGGCGCAACGCCTCGGGAATCGCCTTGAAGGCGTCCTCGAGGCCCGCCAGGCCGTCGACGCGCAGGCCGATCATTCCGCCACCTTCCCCGTCGCGAGCGTCATCAGTTCGATCCCATCCCGACGGCCCAACATGACCGCCGCGACGATGTCATACACCCGCCCCTGATAGACGAGCCGGCGGGTCTTGGTCACATCGACCGTCTCCGGGTCCAACGCCGGGCTGTAGCCCACATCCCAGCGACAATCGAATGCCGCCGCGTTCTGCCCGTTCACGAGACGCTCGCGGCCGCGGACGTCTTGCTTGCCCATCCATTCGGTCCGCAGGGTCGCCCATGTTTCGACGGGGAAGCCCGACGCCCCGACGCTCTCGGTCAACGCCTGCACCGTCACGAGCCGGTCACGTCCGCCTGCGTCAAACGGCATCAATACACCCGATACCCATCCCAGAGGTCATACGCGCGGATGACCGCGTGCGTGTTGTTCGGCTGCTGCACGCTCTCCGACCGCTGCTTGAACATCTCCCCGAGCACGAGCAGCATCCCGGCCAGAATGTCTTCCGGCAACGCATTGACGGCCGTCTGATCGAGCACGTCATAGCCACAGGTGAACGCCACCTGCACCGCGCCCGGTTCTGCCGCCGTGGCCGGCCAGGACTCGCCCGCCAGCGGCCAGACCGAGGCACACTGCGCCGTCGGCCCCGCCGGCGCCTCGACCACGAAGTCGGCCGGACTCGCGGCGAGCGTCTGCGTCACGCCGTCCCCATCGAGATACGTGATCCCCGTCACCTCAATCAGCGGCGGCTTTGGCACGCGGATGTAACTCCACGGAAACGCTGAGAGCACCAGGCTCCACGACTGCGTCCCGATCGCCCGCAAGGTCCGCCGTTCGGCCATCCGCCGGGCGGCCCCGCTCCAGAGTTCATAGAGCACCGATTCGGCCCGCCCGTTCGGGTCGCGGGTGAACCGCTGCGCGAGCGCGACCGACACCGCCGCATCGCTCGGCGGCGTCGTCAGCGCGAGATGCCAGGTGATCCCATCATCCCAGGCGCGCGGGGTCGTCATGATGCCGTCACCTCGTGATACGGAAAGCTCAACGTCTTCGGCGTCCAGCCGGGCCGGCGTCGGGCAATGAGTGCCTTGACGCCCGCATCCTCGGGTTGCTTGCGCAGATACCGCGTCGTCGACGCGTCGGCCACGTATTCGAACCGCACGAGCTCCTCGGTCAGCAGCCGCATCTGGGCGTGCTGCGCCAGCCGCCGGCGATACTCGCCATCCGTCCCGTAGTGCCCGCTCAGCGTCTCGTCATACCCGCCGATGCGCCAGAACAGCGCCCGGGTCATCAGGAACGAGGCCGAGTGCGGCGTGATGGCGTCGCCTGTATGCTCGCGCCGTGAGAAGGCATAGACCCCCGTCGGATCGTGCTGCCCGTAGACGAGCCCCTGCGCCGTCCCGTGCGGCACGCGGTGGTCCATATCGGTCAAGAGCAACCAGCCGTCTGCCGCATAGTGCGCGCCGATGTTTCGGGCGGCGAGCCAGTTCCAGCGGACATCCACCTCGATGCGGAACAACCGCATCGGGAACGGTCGGTCGGCCGGCAGCCGGGCGGGCGTCGGCGACCCGTCGTCGACAATCACGGCCGACAGATGCGCGCGGACGTCCGCCGAAAACGTCTGCCAATGCGCGATCTGCGCGGCCAGAAAGACCGGGTTGTCGTAATACGGCAGCACGATCGTGACGGCCTTCGGCGTCCGCGTGCGGGGCACGGTCACGGTCGGGAGGTCGCGACACCAGAGCGCGCCCATCACGCCGCCCTCCAAATCGCGTTGAACCACGGCCACTGCGCGGCCGCTTCGAGATTCTTCGGCTTCTTCGAGAGCACGACGCGCGCCTCGGTGGGGATGATGCCCGCGGCCCCGATGCTCGAGAGCCTCGGGAACCACGCCTCCGGCAGCGTCGCCGCCTCCGGATGGCATTCGGCGAGCCAGTCCTGATCACCCCACAACCGAGCGGCCACCGCCGACGTGAACCGCGCGAAGACGTCGTGATAGATGCCGGCGTCGAATGTCATCACGCTCGAGTTGAACCAGCGGATCACGGTCTTGCCCTCACGGCCACGGAACGTCGAGGTTGTGTCGCGGATGGTCGCGAACTGTGCCGGCCACTCACTCACCGAGTGCAGGTCCCCCACGATGAGCGTGTCTAGGTCGAGATACAGCACCCGCCCCGTCAGGCCGTTGTGGCGGTTGAATAGATGCACCTTCGCCCACCAGCCCGGCACACCAGGCATCGGGCAGATAGTGAACGGCTCGACGTCCTCCGGCAATTTGGCCGGCTGATCGGTGAGGCAGACCACGCGCACCGGCCCGAGGGCCTTTCGGGCCCCGGCCGCGAGCCGCGCGACATACTCCGCGGTATACGGCACGTTTCCCCGGACCCAGACGCACGCCACCGTGACAGGGGAGGTCATAGTGGAATCCTCAGTGAAGAGTGATAGCGCCTCTGCTGCGGCACCTTGAACGGCGCGTCGAGCATCTTGCGAAAGACGCCGCGGACCAGTTCGCCGCGCTTCGTCTTCTCGCGCCCGAACCGGATCACCTCGTACTCGTTCGCGGCTGCGACGTCGGTGAACAGGCACTCATCCGCGAGGTAATAGCAATGCGTGGGATAGCCCTGCGTTGGTCGATCGAAGGCGAGATACCCGCCGACCTTCATCAGTCCGTGGAGCGTCCTCCAGACTTGCGCCTGATCGAAGACATGCTCGCCAGTGCCGAAGTCGGTTACGAGGTCGAAGGGGCCGAGGCCTTCGATCGGATGATTCAAGTCGCACGTAATAGTGCCGCGGCCGTTGCCGTCGAGCGCCACATAGCGCCCGCAGCCCATCTCGCGATACCACTGCGCGGCGATGCGATGCGGCGAGACGCACGTCAAATACTGATCGCCGAGTTCGCAGACCGAGAACCCGGCCGGCAGCTTGAGCTTCTGCACGAACTTAGCGGGCGTCTTCAGAATGCCCATCAGCGGCGCACCCCCACCGCATAGGCCCGCTCCGGCTTCACCTCGATGATCTCGAAGTGATAGAGCCCGCCGAGGGCATTGATCGCCCGCTGCACCCCGTCGATCTGGCAATCATCGAACAGCGCCAGGTCGCCAGGCCGTTGACGGGCCGCCAGTAACGTCCCCTCCTCCCGCACGACGCCGTAGGCGTGTTTCCCGTCGACGAACGCGACATGAATGCGATCCGCGCGGCGCGTGAGATGCTCGATGCCGGTGCGCTGGTGAAAGTGAATCGCTTGCGCCTCCGGCCACGGCGCGAGCACTTGCGCCAGCGTCGTCGGGCCCTCGCAGTCCGCCACGCTGTTGCGCATGACGGCGCTCGCCGGGTCAATCACGTCCACCGACGTCACCGTCCCGACGCGCCCGGCATCCCGCAGCGCCCAATACAGACAGAGGGCCGAAAACCCCTTCGCGGTGCCAATATCGAGCAGCGCCACCGGTGTCTGCTCGTGCGCCTCCTGCAGATACCGGCGCGTCGCCGCATACAGCAGCCGGCCATGCTGCCAGCAGGGCGCATGAACCTTGAGCGGACAGGCCAGCACGCGGGCCGCGGCCTCGAGCACCGTGCGGTCGAGGGCATAGCCGAACGTCGCCTCGACGGCATCCATCATCGGATAGGTCTGCGTCCGCTCCTCGTCGAAGCGGCGCGCATAGTCGGCGCGCGTGCCCACGCGTGTCATGCCGCACGCTCCCGTGGCACGAACACGTCATCCGACTGTTGCCGATCGACCAACTGATAATCGAGGCTCAGAATAAACGCGTGCAGGTCGTGCACCGTCAGCCCATAGAACCCGATGTTCTGATTCGCCTCGACCGCCAGCACCGGCCGGCAGCGCAGCATCGTCTCGACCGCACCCCGGAGCGCGTAGAGTTCGAAGCCCTCCACGTCGAGATAGATGAGGTCGCAGACCGGGAGCGCCAGGTCATCGATCCGCAGCGTAGGCACCACCCCCGGTCCCGCGATGTGCGTCAGGCCCTCATGAATCGGACCGCGACTCCCATCGCGCCGCACCCGGGCACACCCGACCAGACCCCGCGTGTCACCGAGCGCGGCCTGGTACCGCACAATATTCGCCTCGGGCGCATTCCGACAGAGCACCGGAAACACCTCCGGACTCGGCTCGAACGTGTAGACCGTCTGAAACGACATCGCCAGCCGCTTCGGGAAGATGCCGATGGACCCGCCGGCCTGCACCACCGCCGTCCGCCCCGGCGTCCGCGCCACGACCGCATCGAGACAGGGCAGATCGCGCCTGGCGAACTTTAGGGCATAGGGCGTGCCCTTCAAGTGGTCCCAGTCCCACGTCATGCCGCCACGCCCCAATGCTCCCGCACCCACGCTAACCGCTGCGCGCGCCAGTCCCACGGGTCGACCTTGCCGTGGAACATCACGATCCGACAATTGGCCGGCAGCGTATCCGTGCCCTGCGGTTCGAGATGCACGCGGAACGAATAGACACCGTCGTCTCGCCCCCACCGGGCCTCTCCAGGGCCGAGGCAGTAACTGATCCAGCCCTGGTCCGAGCCGAACCGCCCCGCCCGTTTGGCGAGCATGGGCGAGGTTTTCGGGTTGAACTCCGTCCAGACCTTCGCGCGCGCGCCGGCCGTCAGGAGAAACATCGAGCCGTTATAGAAGCTGTTGGGGTTTGTCTCGCCCCAGATGACGAAGTCCTCGGGCCGGTCGAAAATCGGCCGCACGTCCCCGACGATGACGGTGTCGAGGTCGAGCGACAGGAACCGCGGCCCGAGCAGGGACGCAATCGCCGGGTCGAAGAGTTTCAGCCGCCGATAGCACGAGGGATTCCCGCGGCCGTGTGGACTCGGCACCGTCGCATGGTCCGACCAGAGCGGCAGCGTCTCGACGTCCTTTAACCCTTTGGCGTCGTCCGTGATGCACACGAACCGATGCGGCGCCGGATAGTGCCGCGCGACCATATCGCGCAAGGCAATCACCGCTTCCGGTCGGAAGGCAGACCGATACCCCGGCGGGGGTTGCCACTTGAACGTCACGATGGTCAGCACGCGACGCACTCCGGCACCGCGACCAGCGTCGCGCGCAAGTCCGCACAGGGAAACGCCGTCAGCACCGTGCGGCGCGTGCAGTTGATGACCGCGATGTGCTTCTTCTGGAGCGGCTTGACGAGCGTCAGGAATTGCCGGCGGAACTGGTCATACGGCGACTGCTGTTTGTTCGGATGCTCGCCGAAGAAATGCGCCTGCCCCCCGCTCGGCTGCATGTCATAGCCGAGCAAGATGATGCGGGCGGCGCCGTAGTGCACGGCGAGATTGACCGCCTGATAGCCCGAGTTCCGCCCGTTCTTCAGCCCGGTCGGGTCATGCTCGAGGCCGGATGGGCCGGTGTTCCGGAGCCGCTGCACGTCGGGATACTTCTGCGCCTGACCGACCCACGCGGAATGGTCGAGCGACCACTTCGGGCCGGTGAACGACGGCACGCCCTCGTGCCAGCGCCACCATTTGACGTCGCAGGCGTAGAGGGCATCCGCCCACGGCGCGAGCCGATAGGCGTCATTCACCACAATGACGCGGGCCTTGCCGCGGCAATAGTCGACATCCGCCGCCGTGAGGCTCGGCCCGGTGGCGACACAGACCACCGTCTCGCCCGGCCAGAGGCGCGGCACACTCACCATCGATCCGGCCCTCGGTCGCCCTTATCGCCCTTTTGCCCCGGTTTACCTTCCGGCCCGGCCGGGCCTGGCTTCCCGTCGCGCCCTGCCTTGACGCACAGCTGCCAGCCGGTCTTCCCGTCGCCCGGCCGGTCGGTCGTCGAGTCCCGCGCAATCCAGAGCGAGCCGCTCCACGTCACCAGGTCGCCAGGCCCGTAGGCGTCTGCCGCCGACCACACGCCTTTATAGGACGGCGACCACCACGGCAGCGCCAGCGAACGATCGCCGACCCACAGCGTGATCGTCTTCTCGCCGTCGAACTCCATGCGCGTAATGTCGGCCGCGGTCAGCATGAGTCCGTCCTTTCCGTCCAGGCCCTTCTCGCCGGCTGGCCCCTGCGCCCCGTCCCGACCGTCACTCCCGTCGCGGCCGTTGGCCCCGTCCGCCCCCTTCTCGCCGGCTGGCCCCTGCGGCCCCTGCGCCCCGTCGCGGCCGTCTCGGCCGGGCACGGGTGCCCGCTGCTCGAGGATGGCAATCCGCGCCAGGAGCGGCTCGACCGCCGCGGCGACCACGGCGCGCATCACGGGCGCCAGGCCGCGCGAGATGAGCGCGAGTTCGGTATCAGTCATGGAGCACCATCACGTCACGCAGCAGCATCGCCACGAATCGCCGCTCCTGCGCGGCCTCGTCCTCGTCGGGCTCGTCGTCGTCGGGCGCGTCGACCACCGACCGGGCCGCCCCGGCGGTGGCGAACGGATCGGCCTTCGCATCGCGCTTGGCGAGGGCTTCGAGCGAGAAATTCTGTTGCTGCAAATACGGACTCTCGCCCCCGGTCACCGGGCCGAGGTCGAAGAACCGGCGCCGGGCTTCGTTCGGGGACATGCCGCCGGCCAACGCCTCGCGTGCCGCGGTCGAGCGCGTCGCCGAATCCATCCGCAGCAACGAATCGAGATCGAACTCCGTGCCGACGCGCGGGCGCGTCTGCCGGTCGAGCCCCAGCCCCTCGTCGAGCAACACTTCAATCGACTCGATGTGCGTCTGCAGGCACTGCGAGTAGTACTGCTGGTTCAGGGCTTCGATGTTGTTGTAGGCCGGCGCGGGCGCCACGCCCACCATATAGGGCGGCACATGGTAGGCCGTGCAGACGTTCTCGGCGGTCCAGCGCAGTTGCTCGATCAGTTGCGAGTCGACCGCATTCATGCCCATGTCCTGATATTTCAGGTCGGCCCCGAGCACGGCGATGCGGCCCTGGTTGTCGCCGCTGAAATTGTCTTCCCAGGCCCGCTTGATGTCCCGCTGCTGGTCGTCGCTCAGCATCACGGGCGACGTGAGAATGCCGCCCGGCCGCGAGCCGTTCGCAAAGAACGCGCTCGAGTTGTTCTGCACGCGCAAGCCCTGCACCGCGGCTAGGCCGCACGCCGTGAGCGGCGAGACCCCGCAGAGCGGGTGATAGAGCGCCACCATCACGTCATGGATGATTTCCGACGCCGGCACGACGACTTGCGAGCCGTCGATGCGCGACAGATTGTCCTGACTCAGCGCGTAGTAGACGTCCCCGTTCGGCGCCACGAGCGGCTTGACGCGCGTCGCGTCGAGCACATAGAGCCCGGTCACCACTTGCCGCTCGTCGCGGACTTTCAGGACGTAGGTATTGCCGTGAATGAGCTTCGAGGCGAGCCACTGTTCGATGAACTTGATGCGCGTCTGGTAGTGATTCGGCTTGCGCAGCACCGGCGACCAGGCCGCGCTCTCGGTTTCCTGCCAGATGCCGTCCGCATCCTGCCGGACGAGTTTGATGCGTAGTTTCGCGATATCGGACGCAATGAGGGTGACGCAGGCGTAGACGGCGGCAAACGTCAGCACCGTGTCGGGCGTCTGCTCGATGCCGCGCTGCCAGGCTCCCGAGAACGGTTCGAGAATGCGATACCAGCCGCCGCTTGATGGCGTGGTGTAGGACGTCCCCGGCGGCGCCGCTTTCGTGCGCGTGATGGTCAGGCCGAAGAGCGTCACTCCGCCACCAGATCGCGACGGCGATAGGTGCGCTTCCGTCGCACGGGCGCGACGATGACCGGCGCGGGCTCGGGCGCGGGCTCGGGCGCCGCGGCGACGTAGCCCGTCGTCAGCGAGACGAGCCGCCGACGGTGAAGGGCCGCGGCCGTGAGCGGCGACACACGGATGGTCTCGCCGACGCGCAGCACGCGGCCCTCGTGGGTAAACGGCGCGATGACCGGCACGTCAATCATGCAGCCTCACAAGACACGGGACGCGGCGGCGAGGTATCTCCCCGCCACCGCGCCCCACTCACGGACTAGCTCGGGCTGCCGACCGAGCCCCAGTTGACGTCGTCCATGTAGGCGACGGCACTGGTCCGGAGCTTCGCCCAGTTGATCCACCGCTCCGCGCGGATGGCGATCGAGTTCGTCTGGAACATCGACACCATCGTCGTCGCCGTGGCACTCGACGAGTTGTTCGTCGGGTTGTCGAGCATCTGGAGCGAGGCTTCGCGCGAGATGTCGACGGCCACCTGCCCGTCGTCCGCCAACGCGATGTCGTTGGCTTTCGCGACGATGACCATGTTCCCGTAGCCCGACTGATTCGCCGCATACTGCGACGCGATAACCGGGATGCCTTCGAGCGTGCCGCCGGTGACGGTCATGCCCGGGAACTCCTGCTGCCCGAGGCTGTTGCGCATGATGCTGAGCGCCAGCGCCAGCGTGTTCGGCATGATCAGCACGAGCCCGGACGGGTTGACGTTCGCCAGGATGAACTGCTCGAGCAGATTCATCAGGTCCGTCCGCGCGTTGTCCGCCGACGTGCCCGCCGAACTCAGCGCCGTCACACCGTTCGTGATCGAAGCCGGCGACACGTTCGCCGAGGACGCCTTGGCCGGGTCAACGAAGTCCGTGTCGATGCGCTCGACCACGGCGCCCGCGAGCGCCTCACGGACGAGGGCCTCGGCCGACGGCGACGAGAACCGCGCGAGTTCCTCGGTGATCACCGCGATAGCCGCGACCTTCGCGTAGGTCAACGTCTGCGCGTTGAAGCCGAAGCTGGTCAACGGCTTCGGCGCGCCCTGCCCGACCCAGTAGCCATCGCCGCCGCTCGTCTGGCCGGTGATGCGCACGTTGAAGGGCACGCGCTTGAGACCCGGCATCTTGCCGATGATGGTCATCGGCCGCAGGAACTCGACGAACTCGCTCGTCAGGTTCGTCGGGTCCACGAGCGGCGACGCCCATGTCGTCTCGGTCGTCGTGCCCCCGGGCACCGCCGCGCGCAGATGCACATGCAGGCGGTCATCGCCCGGATACCGATGCTTCGCGATGTCGGCGGCCGAGACGTAGTTCCCTTTGTGCAGTTCGAGGAACGCGGCCATCTTGCACATCACGGCGCGCGCGAGCCCGATGCCCGGCGGCAGGGTTTCGCGGACGGTGATGATGCCCGAGCGGCTCTCGGAGGCCGCGGCCTGCGAGGTGCCGGTCACCGGCACGGCGGCGGCCTTGTTCATCTGCTCGACGGTGTCGAGGCGCGCCAGGTGGCTGTCGATGGCCTTGATTTCGTCGGTCAGCGTATCGAACTCGGCCTGCTTCTCGGGCGCGAGCGTGGAGCCGTCATCGGCGCCCAGCAGGTCGTTGAGCTTCGCGACTTTCGCGGTCTTCTCGGCCGCGAATGCGGCCTTGCGTTCGGCAATGGGTTTCATAGCATCGGCGCCCTTTCGCGCCAGTGTGACAACGCGGCCCGTAACGCCGGGCGTCCCCTCGTGCAATAAGCCCTGACCCGTGCCGAGCGCGGCGAGGTCTTGGGCGGCAATGGACTTGATCGTGGCAATAGTGGCCCCTCCGTTCGCGGGAATCGTGACGGCCGACAGCTCGAGCCATTCCCATCGCAGGAACCGCTGGCCGAACGTGCCGTCAATCTGCGCGGTCTCGACGGCGCGGAAGCCGATCGACAGCCCGCGGACGAGCCCTGCGCGGATGAGCGTCCAGGCCTCGTCGATGCGCGCGAGCACCCCGGCGGGCGCAATCTGCGCGCGGATTTCGATACCGGCCTTCGTGACTGTGGCGGCGATGACGTGCCCGATCGGTTGATCGGCGCGGTGCTGCCAGAGCAGCGGAATCGGGAGTTTGAAGGCCGCGCCGGCGGGCTCGACGATATCGCCCATGCGGTCGGTCTCGGGCGTGCTGGCGAGGCCCTCGATGATGCGGGCGGACTCGTCAGCGGATTTGATGGTGAAGAGACTGACGGCGCGCGTGAGCATGGCTCACGCAGTAGCCTGTACGTGCTGATAGGTGTGAGGATTTATTCAGTAGGAAAAACGACACGCGGCAGAGCGTTGCACTCTGCCGCGCGATGGAACATTACCTGCCAAGCGTCGCCATGCCCGTCCACGAGTCGCCCAGCCCGGCCCCGCCTCGTCTGCCGCGCCACGCCCTGCCTCGCCCTGCCGCGCCAATCCACGCCGTGCCACGTCTGCCTTGCCGGGCCTGACCGAGCCGGGCCTTACCGAGCCGCGCCATGCCTCGTCTGCCGTGCCGTGTCCGTCCACGCCTTGCCCTACCTAGGCGGCCGCGCCAAGCCACGCCCAGCCCGGCCACGCCTCGCCGAGCCTCGCCCGGCCTAGCCCTTCCTCGTCTGCCATGCCCTGCCCCGCCGCGCCGGTCCGTGCCATACCCGGTCTGCCGCGCCAAGCCCGGCCTCGCCGCGCCGTGCCCCGCCGCGCCTCGTCTGCCGTGCCCAGCCACGCCCGGCCGCGCCATGCCTTGCCGCGTCTGCCGCGCCGTGCCAGTCCTTGCCCCGCCGTGCCCGGCCGGTCCTGACCTCGCCACGCCACTCCGAGCCCCGCCTGACCGTGCCGCGCCATGCCTTACCGCGTCTGCCGTGCCGTGACCTTCCGCCTTACGCCGCCGCCGAGCGCAGCGACCGCGTCAGGCCCGTAATCCGCTCGACGAGCCCGTCAATCTCCGGCGCCAGCCCGAGCGGTTGCGCCAAGTCATACGCGCGCCGAAGGTGGCCCGAGGCCACCTCCAGCGTGTAGATGAGCACTTCGCGCGACGCCGCCGGGTCGAGCCCGATGCGGTCGACCCGCTGATAGCCGGACTCCTGCACGGACAAATCCCGGACGTAACAGGGCGTCTTGATGACGCGCTCCTCAGTCGTGACTTGCACCGTCACCGACCCGATGATTTCCCGCGCGCGTTGCAGCCAGTAACGCTCGGCGGCCCGCTGCACGTTCCAATCGAAGAGCGCATGCAGCGGACTCGTCTTGTGCTTGGCGGCCTTGATCAGCCGGCGAGGAGAAATCCGACCGTCTGAATCTTCCAGCGCCAAGACCGCGAAATTCTGCGCAGTCGTCAGCTTCACGACGCCACCCCCCGCAGTTGCCGGCGCGAGAGCTCCACGCTATACCAGTCCAGCAGTTCTCTCGTCTGGTCGTCATACGCGACGGGCTGCGCCATCGCGTGTTCCTGCTGCTCGCGCCCGCCCTCGCGCACGATGCGCAGGAAATCCGCGTCGTCCGCGTCGACGATCCGGAACTGCCCGAACCGCCCCGAGCCCTTCTGCTGCCGCCAGTCCCCGATCCCCATCGTGATGCCGGCGGCCGCGAGCAGATTGACCACGGCCTGATGACGGATGAGCGGCTGCACGAACGTGATGTTCACGACGCACGCCCACTCCGGCAAGAGCGCCCGCGTCCGGATGTCCGGCGTGCGGTTCATGTCGGCGGAACGCACTGGCGTCATGAACAATTTCGGCACCCCGTAGATGCCGACGTAGTGACGGTCGACCCACGTCAGCCGCCCGACGACGGCCTTCTTCGCCCCCGGCATGTCGAGCGCCGACGTCGAAATCGCGTTTTTGAACGCGGTCGAGAGCACCGCGAGCAGCGTCGGTTCCGACGAGTCAGACAGCGTATAGGGCGACGCGCGATATTCCGCCACCGGGTCGTGCTTCAGCGTCGTCGCCTTTTCGACGCTGCCCTTCTTGCCCCGAGGAAGCACCAGTTCGCGCCACACCTTTTCGGAGATGCGGTTCATGATGAGCGGCGAATCTCCGACGATGTGGCACTTCACCGTGCCCGTCGTGACCGTGAGAATGTCGGAGATTTCAGTGGAAGTTGTCTTAGACTTGGCAGCAGCCATGCGGACCCGCCTCCTGTGCGGGTATTCGTGCGGTCAGGGGCTGCGCGTGTTGATGGCACGTATCAGCCCCGTCTTACGTTCCTACCTTACTCTACACGCGCGAGATTATACCTCCCGCCGGCCGAGTGCAAGCCCTATTTGTTCGAGGGCGTCGAGGCCCGCACCGACAACACCCGCCGCACGAGCGCCGAGATGGACACGCCGCGCTGCCGCGCGAGCGCCGCGAGATGGTCGTGCTGGCGGGCGGGCACCCAGATACTCACGCTCGACCCAGGCTCCGAGGCCTTCGGCCGACCGCGCGGGCGTTTCTCACTCATGAGCGTCCCCCCATGAAAAAGACTTGCACTTGCGGCGCCTTCGTGTCGAGTTGCGTCAAGGCGTTCAGCGTCGCCTGCACCCCGTCAATCCGGCCCCGCGACTTCTTCTTCGAGGGTAAGACGTTCGACTTGTCGTCATACCGCGGCACGACGTTGCCGACCATCAGCCCCATCAGCGGATTATGGTCATGCCGCACGCGCCGCTGCAAAATCGTCGCCTGGAAGTCTTTCATGTGCCGGCTGATCGGGTCGAACATCTGCCGCACGGGAATAACCTTCACGCCGTCCTGGTCCTGCAGCGCCTGCACGAGCTCCTGCGCGTGCCACGGGTCGTAACAGACCGCCCGCGCCTTCCACTCTTTCGCCAGCACCGCGACGCGCTTGCGGATGACGGCCCGGTCGATGACGTTCCCCTCGGTCGTCTCCAGCCAGCCCTGCTGCCGAAACAGCCCATACGGCACGCGGTCGCGCCGGCCGCGTTCCTCGAGGTTGTCCGCCGGCAGCCAGAAGTGCGGCCGCACGGCGATCTCGCCCCCGTCCACCTTCCACACGAGCACCGCCGCCGTCACGTCAATCGACGACGACAGGTCGAGCCCGATCCAGCACGGCGCCCGCCGCAGTTCGGCCTCGTCGGGTAGCGGCGGGCACGCCTGCCAGTCTGCCACCGAATAGTAACTGTCGACCGTCTGAATCTTCTGCCCGAGGTAGAGCCGGCGGACTTTCGCAATCTCGGCGGGATTCGCGCACGCCTTCTCGACTTCCGAGCGGAGAAACTCGGGCTTCACCGAGACCCCGAAGTTGGGATTCGCCTTCCGCCAGGTCGCAGCCAGCGTCCAGTCGTCCTCCGGGTCGGCCGCCGCGATGAACGCGAACCACTGGTCGAGCGGCACGGTCTGGTCGAGCACGCGCGTGCTCAGGAGATGATGCTGCCCGTAGACGGACTGGTCGTCATCGCCCGCGGTCGTAATCTCGAACAGGAGCGGCTGCCGGCGCGTGCCCATGCCGGACTCCATGACGTCGATGAGGTCGGAGGAGGGGATCTTGTGTACCTCGTCGACCACGACGATGTGCGGCCGCAAGCCGTCGAGGGTGTCGGCGTCCGCCCCGAGGCCCTCCATCTTGGACTCGGTCGCCTCCGAATGGATGTTGTATTTGCCGATCGTGACGTGCTGCTTCAGGGCCTTCGAGCGCAGGAGCATCTGTCGGCCGGCCTGGAACGAGATGCGCGCCTGGTCGCGTTTCGTGGCGACCGAGTAGGCTTCGGCGCCGCCTTCGCCGTCGAAGAACGCGAACAGCACCAGCATCCCGCCGGCAATCGTGCTCTTGCCCTGTCCCCGCGGAAGCTCGATGAAGGCGTTCCGGAATCGTCGTAAGCCCGTCTCGCGGTCGACCCAGCCCATCACCGAGCCGACGACGAACTGCTGCCACGGCTCCAACCGAATCGGCTGCCCTGCCCACTCCCCCTTGAAATGCCGACACAACGCGAAGATGCCGAATGCCTTGGCCGCCAACTCCGGCCGGTAGACCCAGCGCGACCCGTCCGCGCTCTCGGTCAGATCCCGCAGATGGCGGTCACAGGCGAGCCGATGCCACTTGCCGGCCGGAATGTCCCCGTCTGACACACGCCGGGCGTAAACCGTAACCGGCTCACCGGACCGCAAGGAGTTGCGCAAGCGTCTGCTCGTCCGTGTCAGCCACCGTCGAGCCGGCCGGCAGTTTGCCATCAGCCGCCAGCCCATACCGCGCCTGCAGCGTCTCAATGCGCGCCATCAGACTACGCCACTGCGTGATAAGCGAGTTCGCCTTGTATTCGGTATGCTCCTGCCCCGACCCGTCAATCGTGACGCGCGCCTGCTCGTACCCGCGCGCCTCGATGCACGCCCGCAAGGACGCCGCGAACGCCGCCTGCTGGCACAGCAACACGAACCCGGGCAACGTCCCCGCGTGCAACAGCCCGCGGCCCATCGCCAGCCCGGCCCAGGCGTGCCAGTATTCGAGTTCAGCCGGCGTCAGGATGCTCGGGGGGTCCAGGGCCTCAGCCGGCACCTCCGCCGGCACCCGCTCCGGCGTCACCAGCGTCAACGGCCGCTTGCCCGCATTGCCCCCCAGCCAGCGTGCCTTCTGCGTCTTCGGTTTCCGGCCCGCGCCGACGCGTTTTCCACCCCAGGTCATAGGTCACCCGTTTTCAAGTTGAAATCGCGGTCGGCTCTCGGAAGCCGGGGAGCGGTCCCTGAACGTATCCGGCACAACCCCGAGGCCCCCCCGGTCGTGGTCACAATCCCGCGCGTGACTTCCGTGCGCCGCACGCTCGGCAGAGGGCTTGCCAGTTACTGTCGCTGGCCCAGAACAGCGCATGGTCGCCGCCGTGGGGCACCACATGGTCGACCTGGACGGCTGCTGCGACCCGACCTTCGTCGTGACAGCGTGACATCACCGGCATTTGGTGATGCGGTCGCATCCCGCACAACGGATGGAGCTTGAGAAAGTAGGCTGCGGCTCGACGCCAGCGTGCGTCATAGCCTCGTCTGGCTGCGCTAGCGCGCGTGCGGTCAGCGGTGCGGCGTTCGACGGACGTGTGCGCAGCCGGTGCTGTAGGCACGGGGGTAGGATACACCAGGCAAGGGGGGGTAGGGGGCGGACTTAAGGACGGGCGTGATTGAGTTAGCGGGGCGGCTCCTCGACGGCGCGCAGCGGGTCGGGGACGCCGTGGATGGCAGCGACCTCGTGGAGCGCCTGCCTCAGAATCTCGACCTCAGCGCGCAACCCCGCGATGGTCGCCGCGTCCTCGGCGGCACGCTGGCGGAGGGCTTCGTGGGAGTCGAGCACATAGTCGTAACCGTGGAAGTCTTCACTGTCACGGATTGCGGCGACCTGCTCCGGCGTCAGGATGGGCGGGTCAGAGTCCTTCGTGGTCACAGTATTCCTCCAGTTCTGCCACTTCCTTCTCCAGCCGCTCCACTTGAGCGCGCAGGGCATCAGTCTCAGCCAGTAAGCGCCGTAGCATGGTCCGGCCCGCTGTCGTCAGTGGTAGCGCGTTCAACAGCTCGGCCTTTTCGATTGCCGTGAGCGGCGTCAGGATGGGCGGGTCAGTCATGATGTCGGCGGGCCTTCCCCCACGATATGGTCGTCACTCATAGGGTGTCCCCTTGGCGACAATCACAACATCGGCCACACCAGCCGCACATCGACGCGCAGGCGTGTCCTTCGGTCTGACGGCAATACCTCGGTTCAAGCCGCGACAAAGCTTCGACGCGGCGCAGATAGTCAGCACGAGCTGCGTCACGCTCTGCTGGTGTCTGCTCATGCCAACTTTTACCACGCCATGAATCGCTAATAGGCTTAGTCATGGCTTTACCCCAAACAGACAATCCAACCGTCGATACTCGTCGTCATAGAGGGCCAACCGGGCCCGATGATGGAGCAGCAGCAAGTGCGGCTTTCTTGGCACAGATGCGGGGTCATCTATCTCCTCCTCAGTGCAGCGCCGCCACGTCGTCGACCGTCCGCACCACACGAATCGGCCAGCCGTCATCCAGCAGTCGCTGCTGGCTCGCGGTCAGCGTGCCTTTCCCTTGCTTGAATTCGAGCAGCACCACCACGCCGCGCCGGCACGCCACCGCGTCGACGAACCCGCCGAGCGCGTGCGTGCTGACCACCGACCAGCCACACTGCCGCAACGCCTGCAGCAAGGCGCGGTGGTTGGCGTCGGTGCGGGCCGCGCGCCTCATCGCCACGACTTCTCGCGGCACAGCGCCCGGAACTGCGCCATGATCGCGGCGTGCCGCGCCGGGTCGAGCGGCGGATACCGCGCATCGAGCGCCGCCGCCGGCAACACGGCCGACGCCTCCCGCTGGCGGTCGACCACCTGTTGACAGCGGGCGCGAATGACATGCAGCGGCGGGAACCGCGGCTCATACTCGCCCGGTGGCTCGTAGCCGAGCGTCTCGCAGACGCGCGCCACGATGGCCGCCGGATAGCTGGTCAGCCCGTCAACGAACACGTCGAAGTCCTCCTTGGACAATTTCTCGCGGCGGGCCGAGGCCAGCCGCACCAAGGCGTTCACGATCACCGTCTCCGCGTCCGCTCGTGGTCTGTTCATCGTTGCCTCGCTCCAGCCGCGCCCGTAGCGCCTGCTTCGCCGCCTCCATCGTCTGCCCCGTCCGCGAGTCGCCGCTCGTCAGCAGCGGCAGCGCCTCGACCGGCTCGTCCATCCAGCGTTCCTGCCGCAGCCAGGTGCTCGGATGCGGAATGAACTGCCCGCCGTCGCGCCGCCACTGGTCCGTCTGCCGCTGCCAGGCTATCGCCGCGAGCATCGCCGCCAGCGTCTCGGCCGTCGGTTGCAGCCGCGTCCAGACTTTGCGCGCCTCGCCCTTGCCGACTCGCCGCGGATACGCGCGCCAGAACGCCTCGAAGTCGTCCATGTCTCGCCCCGTCATGTTACGCACCATTCTTTCCTGCCGACGGCACCAGCCGCGGCGCGCGCACTGGGACCGCGGGCGGCCGCGCGGGCGTCTGCGGCAGAGATGCCGCACGGTGCTGCGCGTGCTGGCGCGCGTCGCGGATCTTCCGTCGGGACGCGTGATTCGCCTCGTGGCCGTGCTGATAGATCGTCGCGTTCGCGCGCACGAATTGGTCATAGGGACGCAACCCCCGCTTCGCCTGCCCCGCTTCGCGATGATGCTGGTGGCAGACCGGCGTCAGGGAGCCGAGGTGCTGCCCGAGCAATGTCGCCAGGTCATAGGCGCGATGATGGACTTCTGTCGCCGGGCGGTTACAGCGCCAGCAGAGCCGCGGGCCGGTCGCCGTCGGCAGCAGCACCCGCGCACGAATCGCGCGCCACAGCGGGCTGCGCAGATAGGACCGATAGGACTGATACCCAAGCCGACGCAGCGTCTCGTCGCGGTCTTTGTACGGATTGAACAGATTCCACATCGGCAGATCCCGACCTCCTGACCCCTCTAGGACGAGGCCACCAGAACCCTGCTGAAGAGGTCATGATCCTCAGCAGCGACGATGCCGATCGACCGAGACCGCGCGTGCCCCCTGATGGCGCTCCGGCACATCAACACGCGCGAAGGACCGCACCCCTTACTCGCTCTACGGTGGTCAGTTCGGTGCGGGCGCCCCGTCAGACGCCTCGGTCCTGAGTGCCTGTCACGCGCGACGGCTCGATGGTCGGCGCGCTGACTTCAAGCCCGGCATGGGCATGGCGGCTAGCTCAGATTGCGAGGCCCCGCGTCGGGAACACTACGGGTTGTGGTAGGATCTGCGCAGTCACGCACGCAGGTCCGGTCACAGCCCGGTCTTGCCGAGCCTCACGGTGTTCCGACCGTGGGGCTCTTCTTCTTTCAGGCGACAGCCTAGCACACCTCCAGGTAGGCGCGAATCACTTCCGCCGCGACCTGCGGGACGATGGCATTGCCGTACCCGCGCAGGCGTCCCACTCTCGCGGCGAACCTGTCCAAACAGGTCGGTCATCAGGCCATCCGGCGAGGCGGAGGGCGTGGGACCATCCGCCGATGCCGGCGAAGAAATGGCATTGCGTGTAGCGGGTGAGGTCTGACGGCTGGACCGTTCTGATATCCCGTTCGTCGACGTCACCATCGGCAATCAGCCCCTCTCGGATGAGTTCACGCAGCCAGGCGGCCGCGAATGGGTCGTGCTCGTTGTAGTAATTCCGCATCGGCGTCACCGCGTCCGCAGCCGCCAGGTCACGCACAGCCGGCCGCTCTGCCGGCAGCGGCGGTCGCCGCCCGGCACATGCTCGGCCACGCCGGCCGCCTGCAGGTCGCTCAACCCACGGCGGACATACAGCGCATCGCTGACCGGCGCCTCGTCGTCGCCGAAGACCCAGCGGCTCAGTTCGGCTGAGGTCGGCGGCGGCTGCCGCTCGGCGTGCTGGCGCAGCCAACTGCGCACGAGGTCGGCGCGCTTCTCGAGCCGCGCGTGCTCGGCCTGATACGTCAGGCGCGACGAGGTCGGCACCGCCCCGCGTTTCGTCGGGCGGGCGGCCGGGAGATCGAGCAGGCTCGGTTGCGTCATGGCGTCCGTCCTTCCAGTGACCGTCGGTCTCGCGCAAGACACTTCTCGGCCGGCGGCAGCGCAGGCGTGATCGGCGCGTGGTCCGGCACTCGTATGCCGCCGCCGGATCGTGAACCCGTGCGGATACCGCGCGGCCAGTTTGTCGATGTTCAGCCGCGCGATGTCGTCGAGGTTGAGGCCGAAGTGGGACGCCAAGTCGGCCAGATACCACAGCACGTCCCCGAGTTCCTCCGCCAGTTTCTCGCGGTCGAGCTCGAGCCCATGCCACGCCTGTTTCTTCAGCAGGTCGGCCACTTCGCCTGCTTCCCCACAGAGCCCGAGCCCTTGCACGAGCGGGCGTTCGCGGTTATCAAACGGCGCGGCCGAGGTCCGGAGCGCGGCCTGCTGATAGTCGTGGAGGGTCATACGGTCGTCTCCTCGTAGGCCTCCATCAGGCCGAGCAGCGTGCCCGCACGCGCGAGCCTTTCCGCTTCCGTGAGCACAGAGACGGCCGTCTTCCAGTAGCTTTCTTTCAGTTCGCAGCCGACATACCGGCGGCCGAGCGCGAGCGCTTGCCGGCCCGTCGAGCCGATGCCGTTGAACGGGTCGCATACGAGATCCCCAGGCGCCGACCACAATTTGATCGCGCGCTCGATGACGCCGAGTTGGAGCGGGCACAAGTGCCGCTCGTCATCGGTCTCGCGCGCCTGCGCCACGTTGAGCACGTCGGTCTCGCGAATCCCGCCAGGATAATGCTTCGTCTGCCGATACCAGACCGGCGCCGCCCACTCGATCCATTCGGCCTCGGTGATCCAGCCGGCGCCCGCGTTATACCTTGGCGACATGCCCGCCCGGATGGGCTGCGGATTATCGCCGGGCTTCCGAAAGTAGAGCAGGTAATCCGCGAGGGCCATCCGCATCATCGCGGAATCGGTCGCCAGCGACTTGAACAGCAGCCCGCGTTCCTTGTTCCGCGTCGCCTGAATCTGCGGATTCTTGTCGATCGTCACTTCTCCGGCATACGGCCACCCGTGCCGCGCGAAGAGGTCGATGACGGCGCCGCGGTAGTCCTTGAGGCCAATCCAGCCTTCCCGCGATTTCATCGCCGTCAGTTGCACGAGATGGACGCAGCACATCCGGCCTGGCATTGTGATCCGCAAGAGCTCCGGCACGAGATACGCGAAGTGGTCGATCATCTCCTGAATTCCGTCCGTGTTCCCGATGTCGAGCGCCGAGTTCGTGTAGGCATACATGCCAGGAAACGGCGGGCTCGTCACGGTAAGACCGACGGACGCATCCTCCACCTCGCGCAAGCGCTGCACACTATCCCCGAGATACAGCGTCCACGTGTTCCCGCGCGCCACGTCCTCTCGATACGTCATCTCAGTCCTCTCTGCCTTGCCGAGACTCAGCCCGGCCGTATGCGCCACGATGGACGCGAACATCTCATCCGCCTGTAGTTCCTTCCGGCGAATGTTGGCGACGACCGCCCCTTCGCTCTCGGCCGTCACCACGTGCACGTCGACGGGCGACTGTTGCCCGAACCGCCAGCAGCGGCGCGTCGCCTGATAGATCTGCTCGTAACTATCCGACAGGCCCACGAACGCCATGTGAGAGCAGTGTTGCCAGTTCAGCCCGAAGCCGGCGATGGTCGGCTTGCTGATGATGACCCGCGACTCCCCGCGCGAAAAGCCGAGCAGCCGTGTTTCTTTCGTCTCTGGCGCATCAGAGCCCGTCACTTCGACCGCGCCGGGAATCGCCTTCAGCAGCGCTTCGCTTTCCCGATTCAGGTGACACCACACAACCCACGTGTCAGGACTCGCATTGACGAGATCGGCCGCGGCCTTCACGCGATCGGCGAGACTAGAACGCCGCGCCTGTTGCCGCTCCTGCATCGTTTGCGCCTCGCCGGCGAAGAGATAGCCCTCCAAAGGCGCCGAGTCGACGATGTGGTGATGATGCCTGAGAGGCGGTAGGACGAACCCGTCATCGCTGAATCCGAGGTCCGACGGGCGGCGCACCGCGACCGACCAGAGCGCCATCCACCGCCAGAAGTCAGGCGCGGCGTGCCCTTTCAGGCGCCACGCATGGGTCGTGTTCCCATCAGTCGTGAAAAAGAGCGCGATGATCTCTTTCCCCGTCATGATGTCGAGGAACTCGGCGTGGTTCGTGAGTTCGATGAGGTCGTTCGGTGCGGGCGTCGCTGTGCACGCCAGACGATACTGGATAGCGGCGCCGAACGCCGTGATGGCCTTTCGTGTTACGCCCCCGAAGCCCTTAAGGATGCTGGACTCGTCGAGCACGAGCCCTGAGAAGTCCGGCCGGAAGTGCTCGAGCATTTCGTAATTGGTGATGTTCACGCCCGACCGTACATCCGCCATCGTGCGGCAGATTGTCACCGGCACGCCGAACTTGGCGCCCTCGCGCGCCGTCTGCGCCGCCACCGCCAGCGGCGCCAGGATGAGCACGTCTCCGCCTGTCTGTCGGTGCACATGCGCCGCCCACTCCAGTTGCATCGGCGTCTTCCCGAGACCGCAGTCCGCGAAGATCGCCGCCCGGCCGCGGTGTAACGCCCAGCGCACGATCGCCCGCTGAAACGGGAAGAGCTGCGGATTAATGAGTCCGTCGTCGACTTCGAAGCCTTGCGGCTCGACCATCAATCGCTTCGAGGCGATGAACTCCTCGTAAGGGCGTCGCGTCATGCTGTCGGGTAACATATCACACCCCGCCTCCGGAGCAAGAGTCGTCGATTCAGCAGCGCGTCAATCGCGTCCGCCGAGAGGTCATCCGCGACCGGCCGCTGACCCACCGGCAGATGCCGCAGCGCTTTATCCCGATGCACCCGCGCACAGCGGACCGAGGGCGACCACCGGCACCGCCGGCAGCGGCGCGACTCATCCTCGCATGGGCGCCCACATCCACACCGGCACACGCACGTCAGCATCAGGGCCTCCACGCCAACCGCCGCTCGCGCCGCCGCCGTTCGAGCAGCCCCTCGATTTGTGCCGTCGTGTAGTCGGCCCGCCGCGCAGCCGTGCCGAGTAAATTGCGTTTCTGCTGGCAACAGGCGGCGCTCGGCGTCCGCCGGCAGGGCAGGCACCGCGTCACGGCCTCCGACCGCTGATGGCTGAATATCGCGCGATGCCCGCAGCCGCAGCGGCATGTGTCGGTGACCATCACTTGACCCGCCGCATCGGCACGACGGTCGCCGGGCGCGGGGCCACGGGCACGGCCGGCCGGCGATAGCGGCGGCCGCGCGGGGTCCGATGCCGCGCCGCCCGCGCCGCCCGCACGGCGAGCGCCTCGTCATACGACCAGACCGTCATCGGCCGGATGCCGGTCGCCTTCCAGGCCGGGTCGGGCGTATTCGGCAGATGCCCGCCCAGCCACACGATGAGTCGTTCCAGCCATCTTCGCATCACGCCCTCCGTGTCACGATGATCGCGGCGTCGCCGTCGCCGTCGAGGTCGATCCGGTGCGCGTGCGCCGCCCGATGGCACGCGCCGCAGAGCAGCACGAGATTGCCGGTGGAGTCGTCACCGCCCGCCGAGCGGTAGCGCAGATGATGCGTGTGCCCGAGGTCGGCCGGCCAGGACGACGCGAACTTGACCGCCGTCTGGCAGACGCGACACCGCCCGCGGTCGCGCTCGTAGACCTGCGCGCGGACCTGCTGCCAGGCCCGCTGCTCTTTTGCCCGCCGCGCCTGCGCGTGCCGCGCGGACGCCTGCCGGCGTTCGGCCTTGGCGATCTGGCGGTCGAGCTTCAGGGGCTTCTCAAGGCTCATGTCCAATCCCGCCCGGCCGTCGCCGTGAAGTCGTCGGCCCGCGCCCGGGCGGCCGCCCGCTCATGCGCGTCCTGCGCCCGCTCAGCCGCTCGCGCTGCCCGTTCGGCCCAGTCCTCGCCGGCCGGGCAGTCGCACGGTTCGAGCCAGCAGCGCGCGCCGTCGCCCGTGCCGCACTCCAGCCAGCCGAGATCGTCGCACCGGGGGCAGGCCATCAGCCCACCACCGGCTCGTCGCGCTGGCGCAGCGCCACCGGCTCGATGACGCCGTCCCACTCGGCCAGCCGCTCGGTCGCCGTCAAGTCATGCGCGATCGACGCCGCGAGCGCCTCCCAGGCCCCCGTCTCGTGGACGCGCGCTTCCTCGGCGCCCGTCAGCGGCTTCACGAGGTCGGTCCAGCCCAGCCGCCGCACGTAGAACGCCAGCGGGCGGCGCCGCTGCGGGGTGCGGTCGCTCAGCCGCTCGCACAGATCGACGTGCGGACTGCGGTAGCGGTCGAGGTTCAGCGACGGGAACGCCACGCCGAGGTAGCGGGCGCGCCGCATTAGGACGGGCAGGTCGAAATTGAACCCGCCGTAGGTGACGACCGCAATCCCGCCGGCCCGCCGGATCGTGCTGGCGACCAGTGTCAGGATCGCCCGCTCGTCGGCCTCGGTCTGGCAGAGCCACGGCCCCGGCTCGCTCACCTCCGGCCCGGCGAGGCCGACGCCCGTCAGCCGCGCCAGGTCCGGGTCGGTCGCCGCCAGCGCCAGCCGCTCGGCCGTTTTGTCGCGCACATACTCCGCGATCTTGTCGGCGTCCTTATAGTTCGCCGGCGCCCGCACGGTGTCGTCGATGAACGCCGCGGCGTCCACAATCGGCGCCGTCGCAATGTCGAGGATGAGGTAGTGGGTCAGCATTGCCATCGTTGCCCCCTCAGAACGGCACGTAATCGATGTCGTATTCGCGCTCGACGACCTGCTCGGTCGGCTCCGGCGTCGTCGTCCGGTCCTGCACGCGCACGTAGTCGTCGGCCACCTTGACCGCCGTCATCTTCTTCGCCAGCGGCATGATCGACGCGACGTTCGCGAACACGCCCCCCTTGCTGCCCGTGCCGTGCACGATGTTCAGGAGCGCATTGACGCCGATGAGCCGCTCGAGGTCGAACCCCTCGATCTCGGCGTCGGTGAACGCCTTGCCGCGCCACGCTTCGAGGTCGTGCCTGAGCGTCGCCTTCTCGTTCAACGAGAGCGTGTAGCGTTTATTGACCAGATACGGCTGGCCGCTCGGCATGAGCTCGGCGGTCTGCCAGCGAATATCGACCTTGTGCTTTTCGCCGTAGGGCGTCTCACGCAGGCCGAGGTCCACGACGTCGCAGCAGACGGCCTGCTGCACGCCGGCCGGGCACGGTTCGAAGGCGCGCGGCGAGCCTTTCGCGATGATCGGCATTAGCGGCCCCCTTCCAGTCCATCGACCCATTGATCCTGCTGTTCGCGCTCGCAGGCCGGGCACGTCCAGTCCTGCGGCACCACGCAGCGGTCCGGCTCCTGATGGCAGACGAGAAAATCGCCGCAGCCGCACCAGTGCGTATGCGCCACGCGCGACCGCTGCGCCGCGGCGGCGACGAGCGCCTGCCCCATCTCCCACAATTCACGGCCCGCCGGACTCATCGCCGGCCGGGTATGCGATACTGCTTTCGTCATTTGCGTGTCTCCCCTGGGCCGGTGGCTGTTCCCAGCAGTCCCGGCCCGTTTGTTCAAGTGTTAGTGCATCGTTGCCGTCGAACGGACGACGATGGTCCGGTCGCGCAGCATGTGCTGCACGGCCTCGTCTTTCTCCTGATTCGCCGTCTTCAACGCGGCCACGAGCCGGGTGAGCGTGTCAATCGTCACTTGCTGCGTCGCGAGCACGGCCAGCAGATGCGCCCGTTCGCGCTGGTAACTGCGGCAGACACGCGCGACGGCCAGCACGCAGAGCCAGGAGACGCCGGTCAGCAGGACGGGAATCATGCGGCCTCCCGGTCGGTCGGTGCGACCACGCGCCGATTGGCCTGCGCGGACACGGCGTGCAACCGCGCGATGACGGCGCGATGGTCCGCCCGCCGCCGCTCGACGCGCAGCCACCAGCGCCCCGCGACCACGGCCACCAGGACGAGCACAAACGTGGTTCCCATCAGCCTCCTCCATTCTGCGTGGATATTACCATACCCTCAGCCAGACATCCCGCAGTAGCACGCCGACCACCAGCCCCAGCACGATCGCCAGCACGACGCTCACGAGGTCAGCGGACTGCCGCGGCGTCATACGTCCCACGCGGCCGGCTCCACGACGGCGTGCAACTGCCAGCCGAACAATTCCGGCTGCGGCTCGATGAGCTCGGGCGCCAGGTCGCAGACGGCATACCAGCCATCGCGCCGCCAGATGCCGCACGGGCAGTTGTTTATGTTGGCCGTCTCCTGCGCCTCGCCACACGCGCGGTCGACGTCGGCCACGAGCCGAGTAAACGAGCCCGGAAAGTTCGTCACCACGGTCGAGATCGCGTGCGTCGTCGCCATCACCGCACCTCCTGCGCGGTCGCGTCAGCGATCACCCGGGCGCATTCATAGCGCGCCTCGTCCACGGTCAGCGCCACCGGACCGCCGCGACGTCCCAGCGCCCGCTGGCAGATGTCCACCTGCGCGTCGTCGCCCGCCTGCGCCGCTTCATCTCGCAAGCGGGTAATCTGCTCGTCCGTGACGGTCGCGCGGGTCACCACGCGAAAGTCGGCCGGGTCGCCGCCGCAGTGCATCATTCCGCACAGCGTCGCAATGAACGCCTGCGCGTCGGCGCGCGTGGTGAATGTCGCGGGGATATCGAGTGCATCCGCGTTCACGATGCCCTCTTCCACCTGATACAGATCCTCGCGGACACAATCCACCCAGCCCTCAGGGTCCGTGTGATCCTCGCGATACTGCACGGCGAACAACGTCGTGTCGGTTGTCATGCGGTCCTCCACTGGTTGAGATATTACCATACCTCTCCGGGAGATGTCAACTGGCCGGATTGTCTAGGCTTTTGGCGAATTCTGCGCGACGTAGGCGTCCCGCATCGCGCGGTAGCGGGCGGCCAGATAGGCGTAGCGGTGCTGCTGGTGCCGCTTACAGAGCGTCTTGCCGGGCACGGCGCTGCGCCCGCAGCGGACGCACTGGCCGTGCCGCTTCCGGTCATAGTAGGTCGCCCGCTGGCGGTCGGCGTTCATGAGCCGATAGTTTACCACACGACGGCGGCCGCGTCATCGGCGACGGCTCAGGTTTGCGTGACGCGCCCGAGCGTGACATCGCCGAACCGCACCGGCTGCTCGAAGCCGGCGTCCGTGCGCTTGATCGAGTAGCGCCGCGTCGGGTCGTCGCCCGGAAACGTCGCCGCCGCCAGGTCGTCGTCGGACAGCGTGAACGTCGCGACCTGCGTGTTGACCGCCGGGTCGGCGTCGAAGGTGCCGCTGACGACGCCCGTCGCGCTGAGTAATGCCGTCGGCGCGGTGTCCGTCTTGCGGATGTCGAGCACGAGCGTCCAGCCCGCAATGTCCTGGCAGGTTGTTTGCGCCGTGTCGCTGTAGACCGTCAGCACGACCGCGTGGTCCGCGCCGACGTAAAGCCCGTCAAGGGTGTCGTCGATTGCCATCGTTACGTCTCCGCGTGTCCGGCGAGCGTGAGGGTCGGCGTATAGACGCCGGCGAGCGTGAGGGTCGGCGCATAGACGCCGGCCGTGGTGACGGTGCGCGCATAGACGCCCGCCACGTCGATCGTGCTGAGGACAATATTCGCGGCATCCACGCCGACCGCGGTGCTGCTGTAGGCGTAGGCGGCCGTGCCAGCCGAGGCGGCCGTGGCCGCACTCGCGGCGGTCGCCGTATAGGCATAGGTGCCGCTCGCGGTGGTGGCGGCCGTGCTCGTGGCGGTCGCCGTCGCCCCGAACGCGACCGACGCCGTGCCGGGCGCCGCCGCCGTGCTGGTCGCCGTGGCGGCCGCACTGTAGACGACTGCCGCGGTGCCGGCGCCAGGGCTCGTGTTGCTGTAGTCGCCCGTCGCGGCGTAGGTGTAGCTGGCCGCGCCGGTGGTCGCCGCCGTGCTCGCCCCGACGCCCGCCGCCGTGTAGGCGACACTGGCGGTCGCGCTCGAGCTCGCCGTGCTGATCCCGACGCTGCTCGCGGTGTAGGCGGCGCTGGCCGTCGCCGCGCTGGTCGCCGTGCTGGTCCCGACGCCGGCGCCCGCGACCACGAGCGCCGCCGTGCCGACCGTGGCCGCGAAGCTCGCGCCAATCGCCAGCGTCGCATAGGCGGCCGACGACGCGCCCGCGCCGCTTTCGGTCGTGCCGCTGGCGCTGCGGAAGAGGAGCAGCAGGCTCATGCCGACTCCTGCGGCGGCCGCGCCACCGCGTCACGCAGCGCCGCCAGCGTACGGGCCAGCGACAGCACCGCCGAACCAGTCGCCGCGACGACGGGCATCAGTCGAGGGTGATGGCCGTGGCCGTCGTCAGGCGCGGCGTCACGCCGCTCGACACGGCAATGTTCGGCGACACCGTGCCACTGACGAGCAGTTTGCCCGCCCCGCTGATGTCGGTGCCGACCGCGAAATGCGTGATCGTCGCCGTGCCGCCCGTGCATTCGGGGAAATCGATATTCGCGACCGGGCTGACGCTGTCGGCCGTGACCGTCCAGCCCGCGCCGCTGCGGGCGACCGCGACCCTGGCGTACGACGTGTACGACGTTTCGCTGGTCGTCTGATTGCCCGCCTCCCCCGGATCGCCGGTGTGCAGCGAGACGTAGAGATTGGTCAACGGCGAGGCCGCCGCGTTGTCCGCGAGATTGGCGATCGCCGTCGCGTTGAAGACGAGTTTCTGCAAATCATTCTCGAATGTGTTGCCTGCGCTCATGTCGTCGGTCCTTTCGTCGCGTTACGCCGTGCGCCGCCGCACGCCCTCGGTCGTCGCCATCGCTCAGCCCCCGAAAATTTGCGCGCCGAGCGAGACGCCGCCCGCGATGGCGGGATTGTCGTCCACCAGGAGAGCCACAAACATCGTTTGGGATGTGTCCGGCGTGAATGATGACGTGGCGCTATCGACCGACCCAATCAGGTAGGATGGCAGACACGCCTTGACATCTGCGGGGACGCTGCCCTCGGCTTGGCCCATGTGATAGAACACCCCTTGGGTCGCATTATTTGAAAATGTCAGCACCACATCGTAGGCAACGCCGCCGGACAATGTCGTTGGTGCGAATCGGAATTGCGGATTGTTGTTTGCGATGATGGCATAATCTCCCCCCTCCGTCAGCACCGTGGAGCCGTTCTGATAAATGGCGAGTCCCGTGCTGTACGCGGCGTTGACGATATTCGTCAGCAACCCCGACACGACGACATCTTCCGAGAACTGCACCCGCACGCCGCGATTGTTGGCATTGCTCGCGTGATTCGTGCTGCCGACCCACGGACACCCCATCAACGAGCCATCACCGAATTTCAGGACGACGGGCGCCATAGCGTTGTTGTTCATCGTCGGATCGGTGGTAAACCCATCCAAGCTGTAGCCCGCTTGAAAAATGTACGCATTAACAAACAGCATCTGGGTGGTGGAATCCAGACTCCCGCGCGTGCAGAAGGTGGCGTGATTACTGGCGGGTGTCGCGTGGGTATTTTTGATCAGTATCCAGAAGACATCGCCCAGCGTCAGCGTGACCGTACATGTAAAGGTCACCCACGTCGTCGCGGATGGACTAGACACCGTCGAGGCCCCGCTCGCCAGGTTCGCGCCGCCTGTTTCCGGCCGGTCTGAATCTCCTGTGCCCTGATAGCCCTTACGGACTTCCAGCGAAAAACTCGGCGTGCCCGTCACGGCGGTGACAAACGCATAGACCGTCAATGTCTCGCTCGTTTGCGCGACGGGCGATACGAACTTGATGGCGTAGACATCACCTGACGACTCAAACGTGAAGGCGGAATCGATATTCGGCGAGGAGGTCACACTGCCGCCGTCCTGTGACCCGACCACGAGGCCGAGCATCCCGCGTGAATAATTGAATGCCATCGTGTGCTCTCTGGCCTCAGCGGCGGTTATTGCACGCGAATCGGATTCGGGGCCGACAGGTCGAATGTCAGCCGCTTGCCTTCCACGAGATTGGTATTCGAGGCGTCGGCGCTGCGGGACAGAAACCACGCCAGCAGCAGCCGTTCCGCCATAGTGCGGTCGCTGTCAAGGCCAGTAATCTGCTCGCGCACCTCCGCGAGATCCCGAAACAGATTACTGTGACCATCCTCCCAGATCACTTTGATGGTGCCATCACCATTGAGTTGCCAATCGACAAGCAGTGCATTGACGGCCATGAGTGTCACCCCTACTCTGCGACTGTGGTGCCTTCCATCGACACCGTTTCATACGTATTCGCCCCGCCAGCGGCGGAGAACTCTAGCGTCATCGCCGTGGCGGCGGTCCCCGGCAACCACAGGCCCGTGCGGACAATCGTCGTCTGCGCCCCGGCCACGGCGGGCAGGCTCATATTCGACCGCCACAGATACGTGCCGCCGCCCGACGCGCCGTCAATCAGCGCAACCGTGACCTGGGCCGCTGATGGCGCGGTGGTGCCTGCGGCGAGCGTGACCGTAAAGCCCGTGCAGACATTCCGCACTCCTGCTGCGCCTGCCGACTGGCTCTTGGTCGCCTGCGTATTCGCGGCGGGCACATGCAACTGCGTCCACACGCCCCCGGCTGGCCCCTGCGACCCCGTGCGGACGAACGGTCGCCCGTAGACATCCGTCAGCAGATTGGTGCGGTCATTCGCGGCCACGGCAGTCGGCAGCGCCGTCGCCGCCTTGCCGCCGACCTTGACGGGCTCGCCCGCATCAGGGCTGTCGTGCGCCGTGTCGCCTGAGACACTTGCGCCATCCGAGGCGGCGTTGTCCCAGTCGTCCATGATCTGGAGCGCCGTGACGGCCGGGTCATCCGAGGCGAGCGTGACCCGTGGCACCGTCGCCCCGACCGCGCCCGCGCCCGCCGCAATCCCCGCCTGCCCGGCGATGATATTGACTTTCGCCCGGTCGGTTTCGTCCCAGTCGTCAATGATTTGCAGCGCCGCGACAGCCGCGTCGAGATTGCCGCCCGTTTCGAGCGCCAGTGACGTGACGGGCGACGAGGCGCCATCGCCGCCGATGTCGAGCTTCACCTTCTGGAAATGCACCCCGGCGACGTCATCGGTGGCGACGACCGGCGTGGCCGTGCCTGACCCGGTCGCGGGAATCGTCACATTGTCAGCCATCGCTCAACTCCTCAAATCTCATACGGATGGGCGACACGCTGCCCATCGGCGTACCGCACAAACGAATACGCCCCGCCCACTCGCAGCACCGCCGCCAGTGGTTCGAGGTGGCCGTCCATACGTCACCGGGGCACCCCGTCGCCGTAGCCCACGAACCCCGGCACGGTCATCGCCAGCGCCGAGATGCGTGCCTTCCGCGACGACGCCCACCGCTCGAATGCGGCGGCCTCATGGCACGTCAAATCCCAGCCGCCGCCAGCAATCGGCTGCGACCGGCTGATCGTCTCGAGTTCCTCGTGCGACAGCGGCCCGAAGCCCAGCACGTCGGCCATCGCGCTCGCCTCGGCGCGCGAGATGTAGCGGTGCAGCCGGCAGGCGGCGCCCATCATGTCGATCCAGGCCGCGCGCTCCGGGTCGAGCCGCAGAATCGACTGATACGGCTCGAACAGCAGCACGTCCACGATGCCCTTCAGTTCGCGCCAGAACCGCTCGCGGTCATAGCCCTCCGCGTCGGACCCGAGGTAAATCAGGCCCTCGCCCGGCACATGCCCGAGATGCGCGCCGATGATGCTGTCCGGCCGCAGTTCACGCATCCGCCGCGCGACGGCCACGAACACCGCCGGCGTCAGGAAGTCGTTCGCTTCCGGCCCCGGATGCCAATACGCGATGCGCTCCAGCCAGCCGCGGGCGGCGTAGGCGTCGACGTCGGCCAGCATCGCCGCGGCCTGGCCGGGCGGCCGCACGCCGTCCTCGCCGCCCTGCAGCGCCACGACCGGAATCAGCCGGTCGGCATAGAGCTCGTCGAGGCATTCGGCGAAATGCGCGTGCCCGTGCGACGTTGCCCGATAATCGAAGTCCGCCCCGGCGTTCGGATACCGCAGCACCGGCTGCACCCAGACGTGCGTCGCGCCGATGTCGCGCATGATCTGCCGGAATAGCCGCCGCTTCGTGTCCAGCCAGCCGGCATACGCATACGACTGCCAGGGCGAATTCTGCCCCTCGGTCACCGTATAGGCGAAGTCGCCTTTGTAGGCCCGCGCCTCGGCGGGCGTCGGCCGCCACGTCGCGGTCGGCGCGGTCGCGAAGAACGGCCAGGCGGCAGCGATCGTCACCATGACACGTAGGGCACGACGAACGTCCGGCCGTCGCGCTCGGCCACGAGGAAGGCCCCGTTGGTCGCCACCCGGAACCGCTCCCACGCGCCGGCCGTCGGCCGGTCCTCGAGCACGCCGTCGGGCGTCAGGCAGACGAACCGCCCGCCCGGTTTGCGCACGGCGACGAACCCCGGATCGGGATGCGGCACTTGATCGCCGGCGACGAAATTCATCAGCGGAGCGGGAGACAGCGCGAGCATAGACACCTCACGGACCGAGGCCGGCGGCGCTGGGAGCGGCGCAGGCGGACGCGGCGAGACGACCGGCGGTGGCATGGGCAGGGTGTCGGCCTCGTCGGCCGCCGTCCAGACCGCCAGCGCCGCGAACGGCACCAGCCCACTCGGATACGACCGCACGAACACCGGCAGATCGTCGCGCAGCACGAGTTGTGTCAATGCCGGCGTCCCGTGCGTCTGCCCGCCCGTATAGAGCACGTCGCTCGGCCGATGGTAAACCAGATACGTCAGCGCCGTCGCATGATAGCCAGCGACCCACGCGCCATCGGGCGACCAGACGGGATTGAACAGCCGCAGGCCATTTACCCAGACCGGCGCGCGGTCGTCGGCGCCATGCCAGTTGCGCCGGAGCGTCGGGTCGCCGTGGAAGCCCGTCACCGAGCCGTCCTTGGTCGGAATCAGCAGCGGGTCGGGGTCGGCCTCGATGCGCCAGGTGTATTGCGTGTCGTGCCAGCAGGCGCGCCCGTCGGGCAGCCAGCCGGCCGCTGCGCGCCCGTAGATGACGCCCAGCCGCGTCAGGACGCCATCCTCGTCGACGCGGTAGGCGAACCCGTCCTGCCCGGAGAACGCGACGTGGTGAACCGGCCAGTGCCGCACGACCGGATGCCGCGCCCAGGTCGGCAGCGCGTGCGTCGCCGCGCCGATCGTGATCGACGGCGACGCCCCGCTCTCCGGCCCCGGGGCCAGCACTTCGAGCCCGCAGCCCGCACAGAGGCCGGCATACCACGCGCGCCGCTCCTGCATTACCCGCCTCGCCTCATCGCCGCCGCACCCAGAAATGCACCCACAGCACCACGATCAGGCCGGTTGCCACCCAGACGAGCGGCGCCCAGGCCAGTTGCGCGTTCCACACCATGCGGCTGAGCGTCGTGCCGCCCGTGGCGAGCGCCCACGCCTCATAGCCGAGCAGCCAGCCGAAGGCCACCCACCAGGCCCAGTAGCGCGTCCACGTATGGCCGACCTTCATGGCGTGCCCGTCCCGTCTGCGCGCACGTCCCCGATCGCCGCCGCGCCGGCCTTCGCTTCCGCCAGCGCATTCTGGAACCCGACATAGGCGTTGATGAACGCGATCTGCGCCTCGCGCACCTTCTCGTTCTTCAATAGATCCTTGTCCGCGGCGAACTCCGTCGCCTCGATGCCGAGGTCGATCATGGTCTGCACGGCGGCGAGCTTTTCCTCGCCTTTAGCGCTTTTGATCTGCTGCACGCCCTGGATGATGCCGCCGACGTACGGCACGAATCGCAGGCCGAACGTTAGCCATTGCTTCTTGCTCATACATCCTCCCCTTTAACGAACTTCTTGTAGGCGATCTGCGTCAGCATGACTTGTTTCGCATATTCGCCGACCGCGAGCGTGAGGCCCGACAGCGTCAGCCCGTCGATGACCAGCCGGCCGGCCTCGCCGTCGAACGTGGCATGGATGCCGACGGTCGCCACGAGCGCCACGGCCCGCGCCACCCAGCGATTCAGCCGTTCGGTCGTGGTGTCAATCGGCAGCCAGGTCAGCCGCTTCGCGATCTCGATGCCTTTCGCCGACATCCACGCAACGACCGCGCTCCAGATCAATTCCTGATCAGTCATAGTCCACCCTGTCGCTCACGCGAGCGCCTCGACAAAGGCCGCAATCCGATTCGCCCAGCCGGCCGCGAACCGCCGCGTCTCGGCCTCCCGACTCAGCAGCCGGCCGAAATGCCGCACCCGGTCGGCCACCACGTAACAGGCCAGCCGGCGCCGGTCGGCCCGCGCGAGCGCGGCGCGCGTCAGCGGGCCCAGCACGCCGTCGGGACGGACGCCGAGCACGGCCTGCAGCGACCGAATCGCCCGCGGATGCCCGGCATGCACCGCCCAATCGACCACGCACTCCGCCAGCGGATCGACCGGCTCGCAGACGGCCAGCAGCCCCGTGTCGTGCAGCCAGCGCCGATAGTTGTCGAGCGCCTCGACGGCCGTCGTCGGCGGCGGATAGCCGAACGTGTCGAGCCAGCCCGGCGTCTGCCCGAACCGCGTCACGCCCGCGCCGTCGCCGACGTCGGCAATCCCGCCCTCGCGCTCGATCACGGCCCAGAGAAGATCGTCGACCGTTCGCATGGCTCACAACCCGGCCCTCAATAACCGAATGGCGTTCAGCAGCAGGGCGACCGAGGCCGCCACACCGATGACACCGATCAACGCCTGCCAGCCCAGCGTCAGGCCGCGCCGTTCGCCGAGGCCAGCGGCGTGCTGCTCGCGCAGCGCCCGCAAGTCGCTCAAGACGCGCGTATGCTCGCGGTCCCAGACCTCCTTACTGACGGTGTTCTGCACCAGCGCGGCGCGGTCGGTCAGCACCTCTTTCCGTAAATCGTTCAGCAGATGGAACTGCCGATCCGCTTCCACGCGGGCCAACTGCAACGCCTCCCGGTCGCGGGCGTGCAGCTGCTCGTGGTCACGCTGCCACTGTTCGCGCAGCCGCCGCTCGGCTTCTACGCACGTACAGGTCGCTCCGGGCGGCGGCATCGTCCTCCTAGACCCGCGGCACGATCGGGCTCGGTGGCACCTGCAGCACCGTGCGCTGATGCACGAGGCACCCGGCTTTGATGTCATGCAGCACGCTCTCGATATGGATCAGTTTCGCCTCGAGCGTCTCGCGCGGCATATAGACCTGCGCCATCGACTCCCGCCAGCCGTTGAGCTTGTCAATATCGATCTGCATCGTCCGCCCCTGCTGCCACCACATGCCGACATTGAACAGAAACAGCCCGAACATCATCAGGTCTTTTGCCGTGAGGAAATTGAGCAGCAGCGGGGGCGCGTCGTGCGGTTGCGCCGAGACGCCCACCGCCAGCATGGCGCCCATCGCGCAGACGATTATCCAGAACCGCACCGTGACGGTCATTCATGCCACCTCCCACGACAGTAAATGTGAGACCAGATTGTAAGCGGTCCCGGCGGCGTTGTCGTCCGTGCCCCCGAAGCCCACGTTGTTCGCGGTCAGATGATCGGTGCGACTGACGCTGTGGACCTGGCTCCACGTCTGTCCGTTGTGCGAGATCGACACGATCCGATTCGTGCTGTTGTCCGCGATCCGAATCCAGTGCTGCGCACCCATGAGTGGGATTTCGCTGTAGGCGGCATACCCCGTACTCACGGTCGTCAACTTGTAGATGCGGAGATGATTGAGGCCGGGCGGGAACGCCGCCGGGCCGTTGTCGACCACGACCAACTTGCCGGTGCCACTGTCGTACCAGAACACGCCCCACGACGCCCAGTTCTCCTGCAGTCGCGAGCCGTCCAGATACACCGTGATCGTGTAGGGGTGCGACGGCACCGCGCGGATGCGGCCGCAGACGCCCGTCGTCGGTACGGCAAAGGTGATCAACTGTCCGCCGAGCGTAGCCGAGACGGCCGACGACCCCTGATTGAGCCAGGACCAGCCCGACGTCGGCGGCGTCGTCATCCGCACCAGCGGCCCGTACGGCTGCCACCCCGACCCGTCATACCGCGCGACCAGCGGCGCATTGGTATACAGGTCCACGTCCCCTACGGCCGGCGAGGCCGGCTCCGCGCCGTAGGGCGTCGCGCTGATGCTCGCCGCCGTCTGCGCATTGCCATACAAGATCGGCGTACTGTTGGACGTCGATGTCGACGAACCGCCGTTCAGAATATCCCGATGCCATTGCCGCCAGCCGGTGTATTGGTCGACGTCCACGGCGGTCACGGTATACAGAAAACTCTCGCCGTCTTCTTCGTGCTGCTCAACCACTTCCGACACGACGAAGTCATCATCGAGATTCCGACGCGCCGACGTAATGTGCTGCGTCATGCCCGGCGTCAGGCCCGGCGTCGTCGTCTGGTAACTGACGACCGTCGGCTGCGCGAGATTCTTGGCGAGCTCGCCGGTGGCTAACGCGAGCGCCACGGCCGCATCGAGAATGTCGGGCCGTTCGATCACCTTCTCCCAGGGATTCGTCGTCGCCGTGGCGTCTTCCGCCACCACCGTCTGCGGAAATTGCGAGAGATGCGTGAACGTGAGCGTGTCGCCGTTGTCGGGCGCGGCCGGCGAGCCTACCTGGTCCGGCACCCGCGTCATCGTCATCGGATCGCTGGTGCGGTCGATCTCCCAATAGGCCCCGTTCGGTCCGTCGCCGAGTTCCCCGACCGGCTCGTAATGTACCACCGGCGGCGACGCCGTATCGGTCCGTTCCACGGTGCGCAGAATCGGCCCGGTGGCCGCCGGATACGTCAACGCGAACGTATCCGTCACCCCGTCGCCCGTCCACGTCTCGGTCACCTCGACCACGGCGGTCGGCCCGAACCGCACGATAATCCGATTGAACGATTGCGTGCGGGTGCGCTTCACCCGGATGTCGCCCTGTTCGGTGCCGACCCCTTCGAGGACATCGAACGGCGCCGCCACCGAGCCCGGCGCATACATGCCGAGCACCTTGGCGTAACTCAGGCCGAGCGCATACCCCTGACTCTCCGTCACCAGATCGGCGAAGGCGTCGAGCAGTTTGGTGCGGCTATAACTGCGGGCCGCCAGCGTCGGCCCGGTGGCCTGCGCCGGGTCCAGCGTGATGCCATAGACCGTCAGATAGGTCGTAATGAATGCGCTGATCCGCGCCTTCAACGTCTCGACGGGCCGGTCCTCGGTCACATACCGCCGTTCGAGATAATCCTTGTAGTCCGTCACCGTGACCCGGATGACGATCGGGGCGTCATTCGGCCCGACGAACCCCATCTCCTCGGTGTCAATAATCAGACCGGCGAACCGGACCGTCTCCGGACTGCCCTGGTCGGTGCGATACAGCCGGAACTCGTCATTGGTCGCGGGACGGTAGAGCCCCGTCTCCGACAGAATCCGACACTGCAGCGTATTGACGCCGTCAGTGGATTCGTTAATGTCGAGGCCCTCGAGCAGCACGACGTAACTGTCGCCCGGCGAGCCATCGATTTCGGCGCGGTAGGCGACGCTCATCGCCACATCCGATAGCGGGCCGCCGCCTCACCCTGATAGCGGGTCGAGGCCTCCGCGATCTGCCGGCCGTCGAGATACACCTTCGCGATCATCGCCATCGGCCCCGGCGCACTCACACCGCCCGACGCCATCACCGGCGATAATGCCGCGCCATACGAGCCTATCGGTTGCCAGGTCGCCAACGCCGCCGCCAATTGCTCGGCGAGACTCGGCACCGCCGCTTGCGGCACCACGGCCTCTGTGCCATGCAGTGTCGTGCGGAACGCCGACCCGAAATTCATAAACCGCCCGCGCGTTCCCCTCGCGAAGCCGTAGACCGCCTCTCGCTGGCGCAGATACTCCTCGTAGGGCGTCAATCCCTCGCCCGGCACATAGAGGTCGCCCGACGAGCCGCCTTCGGGCAGCGGCACGTACGGCGTCGGGTTGCCGGGGTCTTCGCGGCCGTAGAACGGATTGTTCGGATCGTTCGGGTTGTAGTCGCCGACCGCGTCCTGCGGGGAATCGCGCGGCGCCGAGCCGAAGAAATTGAAGATGCCCTTGACCTTGTTCCAGAAGGCGACCAGCCCATTCCAGATACGCACGAGCCCTTGCTCGATGATCGACCAGGCGGCATTCACCACTGTGCCGAGACCTGGCACCAAGGTGTTCAGCACCGTACTCGTGAACCCACGGGCGAAATCGGAGGCAAACGTCGTCATCTTCTCGCCGAAGCCACCCGGCCCGGCGAAATGATTGATCAGGTTGCCGAGTTCCATCCCGATCTCCGTCGAGAGCCGCTGGAAGTGCCCCACGACGCCCTGCGTCGCCTGGCCCGTCGGCGTGACCATGACGGCCCCGAGTCGCCCAAAGTGCTGGTCAATGAGCGCGACCATCTCGGGCACATAGGACCGGCCGACGACTTTGTCATACATGTCGGCAAAGAAGCCGGTCACCGCGTCGATCTTGCCCTTGATGCCGTCCACGATGGCCGTGAACTTGTCGACCAGCCACATCTTGACGCCACTGTAGAGGTCTTGCACCGTGCGCACGATGTAGAGGCCGGCCGCGCTGAAGAATGTCCTGATGCGATCGAGCGCGACGCCGATGGGCGTGACGACGTAGAGCACGAACCGATCATGCAACCAGGTTTTGACGTCCTGATAGGTCGCCTGCACATACGACACGACGTCGGTCGCAAACGCCAGGAAATTCGCCACGACGTTCGACAGCCCCGTCGTCACGATGGTCCAAATCTGCGGCACTCGAACGGTCCAGGTGTCGAGAATCTCGCCGAGCATCTCGCCCGAGTAGATGATGATCGTCGTCTTGAACCGATCCCACTGGTCCTGTGCCGCCTCCAACCGTTCGATGGTCGTATTCGACATGACCGTGGCGCTCTCGCCGAGCTTGGTATAGCCCTCGACCATGCCGGGCAGCAACGTCAGCGCGCCCTTCCCGAACAGCTCCTGCGCGACATTCGCCCGAATCATCGGATCTTCGATGCGCCCCACGGCATCCGCGACCGCCGCGAACGCCGCTTCAGGACTCATCGCCCGAATCGTCGCGAAGGAGAGACCGGCCGCCTGCAGCGCCGCGACCGTCGACGTGTCGCCCTCAGCCAGATCTTGATTCAGTTTGGACGCCGCCCGCTGCAAGGCCTCGAACGACCCGCCGGATTGTTCGGCCGCGAACTTGAACCGCTGCAAGGCTTCCGCCGACCACCCGAGCGCCGACGCCATGTCCTTGATATCGGAGGCCGCCGTAAAGACCGACCGGGCGAACCCGATGATCGCGCCC